AGGATTAGATGATAAACCAGAAATAATTACTTTGCCGATGGGTGCAGCAACTGGTGGTACTCAAGATGGAGGAGGTGCACCTACTGAAAAAGTTTCAAATAGTATTCCAACAATAGGATTTGATGAATCTAATCCCCATACATTATACGCTACATCTGTTACAGGAGCTGGTGGATAATGTCAATAGCAGATCGTAGAAATTCACTTAGAAAATCTTCCATAGGTGTAGATTCCATTCGTAAATCTGTAACCAGTTTAGGTGAGGGACTTACTGCGATTGGTAATAAGTCAAGAGAATTGCTTAAACAAACAAGATTAACAAATCAATTTAAAAGTAAATTAATAAGACAGGATGGTGAATTTTTTAGAAAAAGAAGAGAGGGTGTTCTAAGAAAACAAAGAGAAGATGAACTAGAGGCATCTACAATAACTGGTGTCACTAAAAGACAAGGTAGTCTTGTGCAAAAAAGCACAAGAGGTTTCTTAGGTAGAATATTAGATTTTGTCGGTATATTGATTATAGGTTGGGCTATTACTAATTTACCTAGAATTATATCTGCTTTTCAAAAATTATTCGGTTTTATCAAGAGAGTTGTCGGTGTTTTAGGTGCGTTTGTAGAAGGATTGAAAAATTTCTTCATGGGCATCGGTGCTGGCATCGATAATTTTTTAAATATTTTCAACAGATTTAATTTTAGAGAGGATGATAAAAATATAAAAGACACCTTTGAAGAAAGCAACAATAATCTTACTAAATTAAATAAAGACTTTAGAGAAGCAGTCAACCAATTTGCAAGAGATGAAGATATTAATAGTGCTGGTAAAGTTGCAGCAGATTTGGGAATAGGAGAAGGTGGTGAAGGAGGAGATATAGGTGAGGATAGTCTTGGAGATTTTTCTGCAGAAAATGAAAAGGAAGTAAGTGATGCGGTTCAAACATTTACAGAGGAAGAAGTCGCTGTAATTGAGGAAACTGGTGTAATACCAGAACCAAGAGCAGAAGGAGGACCTGTAATTGAAGGTAGACCTTATATTGTAGGAGAAGAAGGAGAAGAATTGTTTGTACCGAATGAAAGTGGTGAGATAATACCAAATGATGAATTAGATCAAACTTTGGGTGACGCAACTAATCTTGAGGGAACTGGTGGTGAAGATACTGCGATGTCAGTCACACCTGATGTACCCTCTTCTTCAGGAACTCCAACAACTGCGGCTGCACCTACAACATCATCACTAGATGGGGAGGATTTTCAGACTGATAATCAAATGATATCGAGTGTTGATCCTATCAAGTCAGATAAATCTAATTCATTAACACCTATTAGAAGGTCTAGAAATAACTTACGAAGTCGAAGAAAGAAACAAACAATTGTACAAATTGGTGGTGGAGGAGGTCAACAAACAATGCAAACTCCATCAGCGAGTGGAGGAACTCAAATTAAAACAATCGTTGTTGGAAATTCAAGCACAAAAACTTTACTAGACTTGCAAAGTCTTAACAATAAACACAACTAATGGCAGCAAAAGACAGAAGCGTATACGAAATTTTCACTATCAAGTCAAATGATGGAGCTAAAACTATCGACTTGAGAGGGGGAATTGTATCGTTTAGTTATTTTGAAAATGTATTTTCTCCAATGATCACTGCCCAAGTTCTTATAACATCCACTGGTAACGTCATTACTGATGAGGATGGAGACTTAGTTTCAATTTATAATGGATTACCTCTCAGAGGTGGAGAAAAAGTAAGTATCAAAATCCCCTCTAACTCTGAAAATAATGTTGACTTAGAATTTACAGAGGAAAAGGGAAACGAATTTTATGTTGCATCAATTACAAATGTACTCATAGAAGCAGAGAAAGAAATTTTCACCTTAAACTTAGTATCAAGAGAAGCAATTACTAATGAAACCTCAAGAGTTGGTAAAAAATTCCCATCCTCTGAACCAATATCAGACAGTGTTAAAGAGATTATAGAAAAATATCTTTTATCTCAAAAAAATGTTAATGTAGATGAGACACAAAATCCATATGGATTTATAGGAAACTTAAAAAAACCATTCACCATAATTACTTGGTTAGCATCAAAATCAGTGCCTGGTAATGTAGGTGGTAAAAGTGCGACTGCTGGATATTTTTTCTTTGAAACAAAAGAGGGATATCATTACAGATCCGTTGATAGTCTCATAAGTCAAGACCCATATGAGATAGAATATACTTATACACCAGGTGTGGTTGATAATTTAGATCCTGATAAAGATTTTAAAATATTAAGTTACGAAACTAAATTTAATCAAAATTTAATACAAAATCTAGAGAGAGGTGCGTATTGTACATATCGAATGTACTATAATCCTTATAGTATGTCATTCACTACCCCAGATCAAGGTTTATTTAAGGTTTCGGATTATGCTGAAAAAATGGAAAATTTAGGTGCTGATTTTGAGATATTTTTACCACCTGTTGATAAGAATAATGATAATTTGGGTAATGTACCAAGTCGATTTATGACAGGTGTTTTGGATTTTGGAACTCTTGAGAAAAAAGGATCAAGAGCAAATAAAAAAAATGCTGATCCAATGGAGTATCATTCACAAGCATTGATGAGATACAATACAATATTTACTATGCAACTTGAAGCTACTATCCCTTTAAATACTAATTTATGTTCTGGTAGTGTCATAAAATGTAAGTTTGCTAAGATATCAACAGACAAAACAAAAGTCATTGATGATGAGCAAAGCGGTCTATATATGATTAAGGAGTTAGTTCATTATTATGAGACGAGAGGATCTTTTACCAAACTCAAATTGATAAGAGACACTATGGGAAAGAAAGATAAATGATTGAAAATAATTTACTCAAAAGTAATTTTCTTGGAAGAGATGGATTTCGCTGGTGGATAGGTCAAATTCCACCTAAAGAGACGTGGGCACTTCAATGGAGTAAAAAACCTGAAGCGTGGGGTAATCGTGTGCGTGTTCGTATTATGGGGTATCATCCTCAGAATACAACAGAATTAGCAGATAAAGATTTACCTTGGGCAACAATTATTGTCCCTACAAATAATGGTTCAGGGAAGAATGGATATAAAAAAGGATTGCGTATTAATCCAAGTGATATTGTTGTTGGTTTCTTTTTAGACGGTGATGATGCCCAACTTCCTGTCATTTTTGGAGTGATTGGTAACTCTAAGTATGCTGCAAAGTCAGGATCAAAGTATACTTCACCATTTGTTCCTTTCACTGGATATACACCTGAAACGACACCAGGTGATAAAACCATAGTCAAAAATGAAACTATGGACGATAGCACTGAAACTGATTCACCTATCATTCAAGGTGATGCTGAGTTAGTAAAAAATTTAAAAGAGTCAACTGGTAAAGAATATCGTTCAACATCTACTATTGTTGGTAAATGTGTATCAAACGCTGGAACAGATGCACAGACTGAGATACAGACTGAATTGCAAAATGCTATTAAAGAACAAGATGGTGCAACTGGACAACAAAAAGCAAAAAATATATTTAATAAGGCAAAAAAAATTACTGGTATTGCAAATTCTTTCACAGGTGATTTGACTGTCAGTAGTGCAAAAACTTTAGGTGATAAGTTAAATGGTGGATTGAATACATTATATTCTTCTGTTTTCACTAAAACATTGGCTGCCACACAAAATACTGCAATTGCAAAGAAAGCAGGTACAGCAGCACAAGCAGCAATGTTAGGTCCCGTATCAAAACTACAAAAAAAATTACCTTGTGTGATTGAATCAGTTGCAGATACAATGCTCCCTGATGTTACATCATTACTTACATCATTCTTAGATAATGTAACAAATTTTACTCCTTGTATCGCAGACCAGTTTTCAGGTGCAATATTCAATAAAGTAATCAGTGGTATTGGTGATGCATTAGGACCTGAACTTGGTGGTGTTGGAAAAATATTGGGTGGTTTTGATATGATAAGTGATCTGAGAGGAAAAGCAGAAGGACTTCTTGGTATTCAAGAAGCAATTAAATGTGTGGCACCTGGCACAGCAAATATTAAATCAAGTATTTGGTGTCTTGGTAAAGGACCAATGAATATGCCTGGTGTTGCTGGCGAAGCAATTATGAGTGTTGCAAACGCTGCACAATCATTACAAGAGGCAGCAGGTGCACCAGGTGGTATCGCTGGTGGATTATTGGGACAGTTCGATTTCTTGAATCCAGGTGTCAGCACACAAGGTTTTAGTAGTGCATTAGGTGAGTGCTATACAGGACCACCATTAAATTGTAAGGGTATGCAAGTGAAAGTTTTTGGATCTGATGGACAGGGCACAATTGCTGAACCAATTATTGGTGCTTTGGTAGGAGATGCTCTCGCACAACAAACAGGTAGTTTGATTGGTATTAAATTAATAAATCCTGGTCAAGGGTATACAGTTCCTCCACTTGTAGAAATAACTGATAATTGTAATCAAGGATATGGAGCAAATGCCAGAGCAGTGATAGACTATGACCCAAAGTCACCAACTTATCAACAAGTAACTGACATTTATGTTGTAACACCTGGAGAAAATTACCCTGTGATAGAGGAAAATGTTGGTGATAACCAATATACTGTTGACCACGTTGCAGTCATAAGTCCTGGTGAGGGATATAAAGATGAAGATATTATAGAAGATAATGGTGGTAATGTTTATACTAAAATACTTGACTCAAATGGAAAGATACTAAATGTTATACCACCAAATCCAACTATTAATAATGTCGTTCCAGTTAAGGATATTCCACAGTTAACAATACAATCTGATACAGGATTTGGAGCGATTATAAAACCACAAATAACTCCTAGACCAGCATACCAAGGAGAAATTAAACAAGTTATTGATTGTATTACACCTCGTGATGGAATTGTTGGTTTTATCAATGGTGATCCATATTATGGACCATTTCATATTCATCCGCAAACAGGTGTTAAAATGGTGGGTGCTGCACATACCACAACTCCTCATGCGATAATTTATGATACACCATCCCAAAGTCGAACATCAAGTGCAGTAAGTGCAAGTACAACTACCACATCTGTATCAACAGTTACTTCACCAAGTACAACATATACTTCTCCAGAGACACCGACAACCACTGATACATCATCTCAATCGATGGAACCTCCATCCTCTCCACCATCTTCATCTCCTCCATCATCAGGTGGCGGTGGCGGTGGTTATGGTTACTAATAAATATTAATACGAGATTTTAACATATGGCAACTAGACCCGAAGACTTACAAAACTGGTCAATATGGGATTTTGACGAAAAACCCAACTTTAAGTTCCAGACTGGTAATCCCACTTATGGTTATGGTGGGGGTACAGTCTTCAGCCAACAAATGGAACAGAATAATCAGACTGGTTATTGGGGAATGACTGAAGATGGTCAGATGAATCTCTTCAATGATGATACTATAACAATATCGGGTGGTAATACAAAGGAAGGTGGAGAGTGTATTAATATAGTAGGTGCAAATGGTAGTGTT